TATACCCATTCTCTGCCTTCCATGATACCCTGAACATAAGCATCAGGGGCTGAAGGGTCAGCAACAATATCTGCTGCTGTAGCAAGCATGAAGTCATCTTGTACTTCGTTAATGCCTTCGCTGTTTTCTTTCAATGAGCCAAGACCACGTGATGAAACGCCTAGTCCTGCTCCCTCTTTGATAAGGCTTTGAGCAATATTACCCATAGGAGTGTCAAGGATTTTTGCTTTTCCTATCCAATTATTACCATCTTCTCTAAGAGAGGTAATCATATGTGAAACACGGTCCAAGTTAATACTAGGACCTTCGGGATGACCGAGTTCACCATACGCTCTTTTGGTTGCTACTTGTTCTTTCATATAACGGTCAACTTCCCGTTGCATAATTTCTCTGGGATATACTCGACCGTTTCGATTCTGCAAGTTAGACTGAAGGAAAACACCTTCAATATACAGGTTCTTTTTACCTGTTTCCTCGTTTTCTTCTACAATAAATTGCAGATCCTCGTTAAGTTCTTTTATTAGTTTCATTAGCCTAAGTCTCCGTCAGCGTCCTGATGCTGTTGTGAACCGTAACCAGATACTTTAGCACATTCTACAATAACTGTGCCGCCATTACCGCCTGAAATAACCACTTCAATATCTTGGTCATTTTCATCTGTGTCTGCCCAACCGTAAAAGTCTATGCTTCCTGAATCAACACACTCGTAAAGAATTTTAGAGTTGCGTTGAACATAAGCACGTGCTGAAGTAGACAATGCCCACTGTAACCCTTTGATGTTAGCTACAGGGCTAGACTGTGTCTCTGTCGATTTTTTTAATGTTGTTGCTAAAGCGATAGTACCTGTGGCTGCTGTGCCTCTGACGGCCACAACACCTTGGACCTGTGTCAACTTTAGTACGTCTACTGTGACCGCCATTTAGTTCTCCTTACTTTTTCTTTTTATGGTTGCCGTGAGAGCCTTCTTCTAATACTTCGACTCCTTCTTCGGCAATTTCTACTGTTTCAATGCCATGCTCAAACATAACTTTGTACCATGAAACATTACCATCTGCATCAGGTACGGAGTGTTCGCCAAAAATAGGAGTACCTTCACCCCAACCTTCTTTGAAGATTTTAGTTGCACACATATGTTGGTCATCGGGTAGTGATCCTTTAGCTACACCATCAACAGGTGCTTCCTGAATATCTACCTCTACTCCTTCTCTAAACTGCTTAAACGTCTTCATTTTCTTCTCCCGTTTCGATAGTTTCGGGTTCTGCGGCAGGGTCTACTTCTAGTATATGATCTTCACCGTCTGCCAAACCCATTGCTTCTAAATCTGGATTTTTAAAAACTGATTTTGATAATTCTACTTTGTAATCGTTTACTGCATCATTAGCTCTTTGTTGCATGAGACTGTCAAAAGTATCTTGAACCTCACTGGCTTTACCTTGTGCCATACTATTCATCATATCTCTGATAGCTGCTTGTTGATCCATCATTGTTCTCCTGTTTCTTCACTTTGCTCTAAAGGTTGTTCCATCTTTAGTTCCATATCTATTTGTTCTACTTCTTCGTCAGTGAGCATTAACACTTGTTTTTGTACATAAGACTTACTAAATAAAGTTCCTATGTATGCTGACATACCGTTCAACACTTCTACTCGACTTCTAAGTATTTCTTGATTCTTAGATTCTGCATAGTAAGCATCCTGTGCAAACTCATAGTACAAATCATCCTTAATACTTTTCCAATCTTCTTCAGTTATAATATTTTTAAGAACTAATTGCGTTCTAAGTAAATCATCAAACATTGTTCCAAACTTTCTTCTTAGTTTGGCAATGAATTTTGTAAACTTTAATTCATCTCTATTTATTTCAGCCGATCTACCAAAGTTTAGTCCGGCTTGTTGTTCTAATCTAGACACAGGAACATTCAAAGACTGATATAATTTCTTTTGAAAATACTCAACGTCTTCGATTTGTCCTAAATTTTGTCCTGCTGGCAGTGTGTCAATACTTGTACCCTGACTGCCTTCTCTACGTGGAAGCCAAAAGTCCTCCAACATAGACATAAACTTTTTATCATCACGCACCTCACCTGTACTAGCATCATATACTAGTTTATTGCGATAACGGTCCATGATGTCTTTTAGATATTGTTCAGCACGTCCACTTGGTAAGTTACCAACGTCAACGTAAAAGATTCTGCGTTCAGGAGCTCTCGTAATCCTGTAAATGACTACGGCATTCTCCATCATTCTTAGCTGATTAGCGGGTCTAATAGCCTTATGTAAGTATGACAAAGGAACATTTTTATCTTGATCCACTACACCTGATGGACAGAATGTAATAGCATCTTTTGTAATTTTCAAAGCATTGTCATTAGTTGGGGCTTGATACTGACCTGCTTTTCTAGTTAATCCTTTCTCATTAAAAATAAAGTATTCGTCTACTGATTTAATAAACTGAATACCTTGTTGATTCTTTTCTTTCTTTACTTCTTTGACCTTTGTAATTTTACGTGGGTCAATATATCTAATATCTTTTATACCGTCTTGAGGCTTATCAGTGTCAATGACTTTGTGAAAATACATTCTGCCGTCAACATACCAACGCCTAAAGTAATCCTGTGCTCTATTTTTGAAATCCAATATTTCAATTATATTTTCAAACTCATCTCGTATCTTATTTTTAATACTTGCAGATACTTTTAGTTTGTCCATGTTCAATTTAACTGGATCTTCATTATCTAAGTAGGCAATTGCATCATCAACAATATCTTGTATTGCTGTGTCTACATCTGCCATCAAAGATATATCTCTATATCTTTTAATTAACTCGGCTTCATTGTTGGCGACACCTTCTAAGTCTAAATACGTGCCGTAGTAACCTCCAGCACGTATTGACTCAATACCGCCCTCATCAGAAGGAGCCACGAAAGACTTTTCAGTCTTAGGTGGCTTTCCTCGAGTTATTTCAAACCCAAAAATATTCATATTATATTATCCTAATTACGATTATGCGTTATCGTAATGTTGATATTGGAATGTTACAGTAAATTCTTCCAATATATCATTTTGTGCATATTGTAATGCAATCTCACTCATTTGTATTGGGTAAGCATTTCTTAATGTATATGTACCGCCAGGCAGTACATCATCATTTCTGTCCAAATGTTGAATAACAACGTCTGCTTGATAATCCGCTGGAACTAAAGCACCGGTATTCTCAGATTTACTGTTCATACCTTCCATCCAGGCTTCAAACGCTCTACGTAGTTGTTGTTCTGTGTCATTTACAATAGTAACTGTCCACGGATCAAAAATACGCTCGCCTGCTAGTTTAACCTCACGACCTCTGTACTGAATAATCGCTGGGTTAACTGTTGATGCTGGAATTGCAGCTCCTGTTACCAATATACTGTACGATGTATCTACATTAGGAACATAACTAGGAAACCCAAGTAGAACCCTAAACTGATTAGGACGGGCTCCACCTGCACCTAAACGAGCTTTAAACTCTGTAATATTCATTTATCTCTCCTGTTTACTTTTATTTATACAGTTAACCTATAAGCTCTTCAAACGAGATACCTGTTCTAGTAGCGATAAAGTTCAGTTGGATAAAGTTAATTGACTTGGCTGGCTTGATGAAAATATCTGCAACAAAACCATTTGAATCAATAACTTGATCTGTGTTGTTTGTTTCATCACAAACAACTCTGAAATCGTAAATACCCCTACGACCTTGAACATCTCTCAGGAAAGGTTCTACTAAGTTTTTAAACTGTGATCTTGTGAAAACATCGTTAAATTCAAACAACTGAAATTTAGCCGCTGTTGCAATCGCCTTTTCAAGTACAATGAAAAGTCTACGTACATTGATTCTATCAAATGCACTAGGCTTGTCCAACATTGTTCTATCACCAAACAATGTGATACCTGAACCTTGAGCTGCAACAATAGGATTCACACCTTTTGTATACAAAGTATCTCTGTCTGCTTTGTCCGGAGAGTATGCCAGTCTAACAGCATTTTTAATTTTACCCCTGTTGAAGCCTGCAGGAGAGAACCAAGGATCTGCTACAAAGTCTGTGTTTGCACAAAGGCCTGCTGTGTCTCCGTTACAAGGGACATATACATAACGATCATAGTAACGGTCATACATATACTTCCAACCTGAATCGTATACCATGTAAGAACTTCTAGTGAAAGTATTTGCGTCAGTTACAATGTCATCTGCCTCAGTGCCCAGGTTGTCAAGAACTGCTGCTGAAGGCGGTGAAACAAAGCCAATGCAATCTTTTCTTGTGTCGCAAATTGTTTGTACCTTAGTTCTTCCTGCACCAGTATTGTTTCCGTTAAAAATCAAATTAACGTCATGTAGTTCATCGTTATCTAACAAGTCAAGAGCAGTCACAACGTCTGCTGCGTCTGTAGTGCCATTAGCACCGCCTGCTAGTGAAACAACTGCTTCTGCTTGAGTATGACCTGCTGCAAAAGTAGTTCCACCTAGTGTATTACTACCCCAGGTTGATGCTGATGATGGATGATCCAACCACCAAATATACTGTGAACGATTGTTGATAACTGTTTTATAGTAGTTAGATCTACCAAGTGAGTCCTTTGCATTTGATGCCTTAGAAACGCCTGGAAATCTTTCTAATACAGTACCAGCAGTTCCTGAAAAATAACCATCTTCGTCAATTACGATGATGTGAAATTCATCTTCAGATGCTCCATCAGCAGCAGCGTATTCTGTTGTGCCGGGTGTAAAGTCAAATTCTCCAGTATATGCCCAGTTGTCATAAGTAACAGTACCGTCACCTGTACTGTCGGCAAATGAAACCTTTAAGTTTCCGCCAGTTGTACCAGGCCACTTAGCTGCCCACATACCCTTTGAGTTTGAACCTGCCTCATGATTATTTTCGTAGTCATCTTCGTTAGTGATTAAAAGCCCGGTTCCATCAGAAGTTGCGTTTAGTGCAGCACTTGTATCAATAGCTCTGATAACTTTACAATTGTCTGTGTATGCCAAAAACGATGCTACTGAAAACCAACCTTCAAAACCAGTTCCAGGTGGCTTGCCAAATGTTGCTACTAAATTATTTTCTGACGTAATGGTCCTTACTTCATTACAAGGACCCCAGGCAAAATCACCTGCATATCCACCTATAGATGTCCCTACTGCAGGAACTACTGAGGTAAGATCTTTTTCTGTTACCTGTACTCCAGGTGATAGCTGAAAAGCCATATCTTTTCTCCTCGTTTTGTAAAATAAATTTACATTGTTTTCATTAATTACTCAGATTATTTATAAATATTGAAAATTCAACGTAAACATAAAACCAAATGTATCCTATCCTCCCAGCTACCATTAAAAACAAAATGATTTCTGGTAGTATCTACTTTATATACTGAACCATTAGCCGGAATATTATAACATTTTGCACAAATCTCGTCACCTGTATACTCTCCAAAAAGAACTGTCGGTTGAGTTTTTATAGCTATGTGATACCTTTGTTCTAAATCATAGTGTATACTAAGTCCTCTTTTTGCGGGCATTAGCATATATCTAGCTCGACCTATTTTTACATTTTCTTTTGTTTCTATAGATTCTATAACACTCTTAGTGTACTCACCAATACCATCTACATAATTAATAAAGTCTTTTTCTTCTGCTTCAAACTGTTTTGTTTTCTGATTGTACAAACTACCTATACCATCTAAATACTGATTTTCAACATTGTTTCTACACTTTAAACTCAGTTGATTGTATGCTCGCCATTCTCCTAAAACAAATTCTTCCATAGAACTTATGAAATCATTATACTCAGACACAATCTGATCTAAATCAAAATTTAATTTTGTACTTTGTATAAATTCAGAATTTAAAGTCTTTGATTTTTTTAGAATATTCTTCATCAACAATCCAATAATCACCTGAAGCAACCCACGGTTTTGGACCGTCATTACTTTTTGTATGTATAAAAGGTGTGAGTTCCTGTGATATTGACTTCATTTCTTTATTATAAAGTCCTTCTCTGGTATTTACATCTACTAACTCTTTGAAGAACGGCATAGTAGATAACCAACCAAACAAAACCATACACATAACTAAATCGTCATGGTAACCTTCGTCTGCCTGATAGCCTTGCCCTTTTTCAATAAACGTAGATATTTCATGTATGATCTCAGCATCAAATACCAATAATTTCTTTTCTTCCATCAAAGACTTAAACGTGAAACAACCTTGTCTTTTCACTTGTTTTGACGTATTCACACCTAACCTAGTAGATCTGCCAAAGCCTGGCGTTACGTACTGTCTACTTTTCTCTGTTACTGTAGTAAAAATATTTTCATATTCTATCTCCTCATGTAATATTTCTACTACCTGCCCGCCTATATCATTGTTTT